GGATGGAGAGTGAGACAGATTAAAATCATTCCTATAGACATCGATGAAGTTATAGAAAATGTCGATGATCTTAATTCTATCTTTCAAAACTCAGCATGTTTTAAAGGAATGCATGAGGATATAGTAGTCTTTTATTGTGGTGTCTGCAGACTTACAGATATTATAGGAGAAGTCTGGATAAGGATCATCGATAAATCATTCATTGAAACTCCCAGGACAATTACTCAATTGATAGATTCACACTTTAATTTAGGATACGAGAGGATACAGTCCATTGCATATGTGACAGATACGATTTCTCACAGATGGATGCTGTATCATGGATTTCAACAAGAAGGGACTCTAAGGCTTTATGGTCCGAATAAAGAAGATGTAAACATTTATTCAAAGCTTAAGGAGGGCGTATGGCTACAGGATTAGCAGTTTTAGGTTTTGGTTTTCAGATAGGTGGCGCAATATATAAGGGTCAGCAAGACATGAAAGATGCTGCCGTGGCAGAAGAATTCGCCAATAGACAATTTGATATAAACGTAGAGAATCTTAATGAAAACTTTAATCTAGCTATAGAGCAGGGTCGAGAGAGTGCTACTTTCACGGCTAGGACCCAAAAAGAGAATTATGCAGAATTGTTGGGTAATGCCAGAGAAAACGCAGGTCTAAGAACAGAAGGCGTTAATCAACAGGAAGGGTTTCAGACCCAAGGGGCGTCCCAGCAAGGTACAAGAGCAATAGGCCAAGGTGAAGCTATGCGTGCCGTTTCTGGGGCATCGGGGAGATCTTCAGAGGTAGTGAAACAAGCCCAAAGGTCACAATTAAGCCGACAGATAACCGGTATAGGAGAGCAGGCTGATCTATCCAGGACGGGAATTGCTACAAGTTTAAGCCAAACAGAAGATACAGCCTCTAGGAACTTACGGCAAAATCTCGAATCAATAAGTATTCAACAGACTCAGTTTGAAGAGAGTGCAGCCGTTTCTTTAGAACAAGGTTTAGAACAGGCTGAATTGACTCAATTTGCAGCTACTTATGGAATACCTACAGAGGGAGATATCGCAGCAGCCACAACATTAGATCTTCTTTCTACCGGTGTAGATTTTGGGTCTACTTTACTTGATATATATGATGATCCTAAGAAATAATGGAGACTGATTATGCCTATAAAAATACCGAACGTTAGCGTAGCGAGAAGTTTAACGGGATTAGGAACTAGTCTTTTAGGGCTTAGTCGTAATGTCGATACTTTTGTAGATAGACAGAATAAACTTGAGATAAAGAACGAGAACGCAGCCAATATGCGGATTATGCTTGATGATCTTCAAACGTTCAATCAAAACTATGCACTACAGAAAAACAAACAAGCTAAAAGTTTTTTTGTTAATGCAATTGGAGAACAAGCAGTCAATCCACATACAGGGAAGCTTGATGATGTCGATAGTTCTACATTCAACTCAGATTGGTATAGTTATTCATTATCGTCAGGTGAAAAAGTCACCGGAGCTGGTGATGATATTATCCGGGATTATGCAGATAAGTTATGGCAGGAGAAATTTTCCGGTCAATTCTCTTCTGAAGAGTCAGAGAAACTTTTTAGACAATCTTATGATGCTCAGATAGCGAAATATTCAGGCGAATTTAGAGTTAAGAACTTTAATTATCGACAACAGAACGAAGCAGAAGCAATCGGAAGAGAGCTGACAGCCATAGAGTCAAACCCACAAGGGTTAAGTATTCCCGAAGCAATGAAAGGAATTCAGGCCACCACACAGAAGTCTTTTGAAGGTGGATTGATAACAAATCAACAGAGGATAGACCAGAACGCTAAATCAGAATATGTACTTCTTACAGGTGAGACATGGAATGAAGCCAGTGTTATTGCAGCCGGGGATGGAAGTGGAGAACTAAGCCCGGAACAGAATGTACAAAATGCTAAAGATCATATTTACGGGAAAGAAGGATTATTAGATACGGAAAAAGATTCAATATGGGCGAAGCTTGAGAACCAGCACAATGAAGGGGTAGCCGCAGACAAAGACTTTTTTACTGAGAGTTGGACAAACAAAAGCATTGATATTCGAGCCAGGATTAAAAATGGTCAGATAACTACTAAAAATGCCGTAGAAGATGCACTCCAAAACGAATCTTATATATTGCCATATTCAAGAGATCCAAAGATATTCCCAAACCAAGAGCTTAATTTCCTTAAAAGTTTGATTGATGAGAAGCCAGACCCGGAGAAACTTGAAGATAGGGATAAGTATGTCAGTGGGAATGAGGACTACTACAGAGAACAGATGAATTTAATGTTACAAAACGAAGCCAGTGAAAACGAAATAGTACGAATGTTTCAAGGTGCAACAGACATGTTTTATGATACTGGTGGGCCAGATGCTGCAACCGGTGAAAACATTCAGGGAATGTCAGCTACAGAACAGAATAAATTAAGAGCAGAACTGCAGAAGCAAGGAGAAGCTAGATTTGCATTATCTACAGATGCAGCTTTCCAGGCTGTTGTAGCTGATGGAATAGAATCTTTAATATCAGATGATAAAAATGTTACAGACACAGCAAAGAGATTGTATGAAGAAGAGGCCACAAGATACGCTTCAACTGTAAATGGTGCTTCAGGATCTACAGGTAATGCAACCCCGGCAATGGTGGCGGCACATATGGAAGCATATACAGAGGCAATAACTCTAAAGGCTGTTGGGGAAATAGATCTAAGGAATACAGCCCAAGGTGGCAGAATTGGTCGGGCAAGGATTGATGCTGCAGAAGCTTATCATCAGTTAGGAGAGCAAGGGAAAATATCCTATGACGAGGGATTAGCGAGAGATGCGATAAATGAGTTATTAACTCCTGCCGAAATGAGAGCCAGATACTATGCTGATTTTGGAGAGTATGACACCTTAACCGATGAACAAAAGGCCCAGGTTAATAATGTAGAGGTAGTGATGGAGGTTGCGGCTCTAAGTAGGGAAAAGTTTAATGAGGAGTTTGACGCTTCTTTAGAAAGTGTGACCCTACACCAAGGGATACCTTATACAATCGATGAGCATGGTACAACCTTTAAGCTAGACTTTAAGGATAATAATAAATCTCTTGATTATCAATACTTGAAACCTTTGAGAGAAAATAAAGCGTCACCCAAAAGAAGGGAGTTTGATGTAGCGAACCCAGGAAAGAAAGCTGGAAGAATAATATATGGAAACACTGTTGATGAAGACAACCTTGACGGTGTTACGAATTCACAGCTTTATGTTGAAGACCTCAGAGATAGCACCTGGTATACTTTCAGGGGAGATCGGTGGATAGAAGTTGCAAATATAACAGATGTTATGTGGACCAACTGGAACGACAAAGAAAAATCGTATATGGAAAGAACTAACAATCTAAACAGGCATAGTAATTATAGTTATTCTGATGCATTCTACGAAAACAGGAATTAGGAGACATAATGGATATTGGATACGGACCGGCAACAAATGAAGAGAACATTCTCCAGCGTAGAGTATTACAAAACAATATCCCAGGTGTTACAAATCCAACAACGGTTTACGATAAAGAGAAAGCACCACCACCAGCAGAGCCAACGATAGATCCATTTGAATCCAGAGTACTTGAAAATGCTCAGGGAAATATTCCTGGAGTTGATAGCGAACCGACATGGACTGCAGATAATCAGGGTAAAACAGAAGCAGGGATCAAAGCATATGAGGACTTGCTTAATAATAGTACCGATCCGGAAGCAGAGAAGAATAATATAAATGTTATTAAACAGTTTGCAGAGCTGACCGGGAAAGACTTTAATTTTCTATACAATAATTGGGACTCCGTAGCCGAGGACGCAATGGGACCCGGAACCACAGGAGATACATTTACTGAAACATGGAACAATGCAAGAGGAAGATCCACTCTCAATGCTGAATTATCTGACTTATATAATAATTATAGATATGCTGATGAAAACGAAAGGAAAGTTATCGACGCTAGAGCACAAGAGATATATGGAGAAATGCCACCAGAAGCCAACGTTCAAGGTGAATGGTATGAAAAGTTCACAAAGAAAGCATTAGGTGGTGGGGTAGAACAGATCCCGATGTGGACTGCAGCAGGGCAAGAAGGACTACTTACAGGGCTGGCAGCAGGAGCGACCACCCTTGTAGCTGGATTAGCTTTAAACGCTTCTCCACTTGCAGCAACCCCCCTCGATGAGCTGTTTACTTTTGGTAGTGGGTTTACAACCGGATTTACAATAGGATCAGCGAACTCAATAAGGGAATTCCAGAGAGGGCTCCAATATAAAGAGTTTATAGATATCGGGCTAGAGGATAATCTAGCATGGACAATGGCTGACCTTATTGGAGCTTCAGAAGGATTTCTTGAAGTAGCACAAGCCGGGGCTGTTGTTAAATTAGCATCAGGTCAGGGCGGTAGAGTATTCAATGCTCTCTACGAGAAAGCCATGAAGAAAACTTTTAAAGATAAGGGGTTCAACCGTATTATAAAAGGCCTGGGTGCTATCGGAGAGGGAACTGTCGAGCAGATGACAGAAGAGGCGCTCCAGGAACTTTCTACAATAATGGGTACTCACCTTGCATTAGAGGTCCACAATGAAAGGATCAGATGGCAGGAATCCGGTGGTGGTGATGCAGTAGGAAACAGAGAAGAAGCATACAGAAGATTCAATCAATCCCCAGCTTCAACAGATGGTAGTTCAGGAGAAATCTTAGAACACAGTACATTTTCAGAGGATTTAAATAGAACTAAAGACACTTTCGTGGAATCATTCTATCTTATGTTTACAATGTCTGTACTTCCAACAACAGCCAGTGGTGTAGGGACTTCAGTTCAAAGAGGAATAGAAGCTGCCAGGCTAAGAAAGCAAGAACAAACAATCACAGAGAATGGTCAGGATAGATCGGATGAAGTATTCACTAGAACAGAAACTTCCCAAACTATCCCGATAGAAAACATAGAGGCGAGAGAAGACCTTACACCAGAATCAATAGACCAGCAACCATCAGTATTTGGCGGTCAAGATATAAGAACTCAAAAACTTATAGACTTTCAGTTAGAGCAAATCGAGAAGAAAGAACAAAAACTAGAGGACTCCCAAGAAAAACTAACAGCTCTTGAAAAAGAAGGGATCACTAACGAGAATCAAAGACAATGGGAGTCATTGAAGCGAGAAGTAGGGGATTCTGAATTTGATATAAATGAACATAAGCGAAATATAGAACAGTTTGAAACAAAGCAAGCAGACAGAGCAGCAGATCCAAGAACCAAACTTGACCCGATCAAAGTAGTTGAAACCACACCAGGAAATTATCGGGTAGCTTCAGGTAATACTAATTTTGTAACAGCTCTACAGGGTGGCCTTAAAGCGGTTGAGGTTGAAGTAATAGATTCAAGATCACAGGCTGAAACAGCAGATCAAAGCAGAGAAGCAGCCACAGAAGCCAGGCCGCAGTATAACAATATAGTAAACTCAATAGCTGAACAGGAAGGTGGATCTATTAAGATAGCTGCCGGGGATCAATTAACCGCTATAAAAGCAGATCCGGGAACAGCTACCAATCTAACTTCACAGATGATATTCAAGACTCAAGCCCAGGCAGATACAGCAATAAACAGAATCCGACAGGAAACCACTTCATTTGAAGTCAATCAGACTCCACAGGGAACAAATATACGATTTGCCCTTGATAATGGATATATTGCGGAAGTAAACGTGCAGACTGAGGGACAATTTACGGCAGAGACTAGAATCTCACCATTGCTCGACAAGCTTAATACTGCTATGGGTGGAACAATCAATGAGACACTTGAGAGCTTTAAAACAGCACAAGACATTACTCAGATAGAGCAGACAGCGGCAGACCTTAAAAACAATCCCTTATTATCAGATGAGGTACGCAGCGCAGCACAGGCCGTATATGACGAAGTGAGAAGCTCTAATCAGAAGGTATTTGATTCATTACAGCCGAGAGTTGAAGCGGTAACACCGGCAGCTACAGAGAAACGGGCATTTGAAATGACCCCGGAAGAGTTCGAAGCACAGAAGACAGTTGCGCCAGCGGCGAGAGAAACCCAAAGGACACAACCGAAAGAGCTCAATGAGGAAGTTTTAAGAGAGCTTATCAAAAAGGAATTCCCTGATTGGGTTGAAGATGAAACCACGGCAGCGGTAGCAGTTGCGGAAAAGATAGCTAATTACAAAGGCCAGGATGTTGATACCTGGCTGAGAGAGAATCTTACTGCTGAAGTGTTTACCAGAGAATCCAAGACAGCACAGGATTTAAAGCAGGGGAAAAGAAAGGCTGCAGTATCTTTCAATGATGATATGCAGGCATTGATCCACTTGTCTGATAATTCTGATCTCACATCATGGATACACGAGATAGGCCATGTTCTCCGTAGAAATCTTACGGCAGCAGACCTAGCACTTGTAGAGCAGGAAATGGGAATCGATCACTCAGAGTGGAACAACCCGGATGCTAAAGCCGAAGAACAGTTCGTCCGTATGCTGGAAGATCATTTAAAGAATAACACTCACCAGGGAACTATCTTCGATAAGATAGCTGAATGGTTCAGAGAAGTTTACTTTGCACTGAGAGACAATATCACAGTTCCGGAAAATGTAGCGAAGTTGTTTGATGAGATATTCGGGGAAGAGGTGGCAGTTGCGGAAGAAGCTTTATTCCAAGGGATCGATATATCTGAGGAAGAACTTACTTCCCTAAACAAAGCGGAACAAGAAGCAGAAAAAACAAATCAAGACATAAAAGAGTTTTATTCTGAGATAGAACCAGACAATGGCATTATAAATGAGGAATCTAAAGCTCTTGTAGCTGAGCAAATTGGCTGGGCTGATGACAAACTAAGAAGACAGAAACATATTATAGAAGGGTTAAAGAACGATAAGAATCTTTATGTAGATAAGCAGGGCAGAAAGGCTATTGTTCATAAAGCAAGCCGGGAAGAGTGGAACTGGCAGGTATCATATTTTGATGAAAGAGGACCATATTCTCACGACAACGCAAACACTTTAGGTGAGATTGTTACCCGAATGACAGAAAGTGGGAGTTTCGGGGAACAGGTAGCAGAAGAAGCATTATTCCAACCAGCACCAGGGATAGAAACAAAAGCCTTTAAGACTTGGTTTAAAGATTCTAAGATAGTAAATGAAGATGGAAGCCCGAAGGTTGTATTTCACGGTTCATTTGACAGGCTTGAACAGTTTGATTCTAACTTTGCTAAACAAGAAGGTGAAGGCGTTTTCTTCTTTTCGGAAAGTGAACATGATGCTCAATTTTATGCCCGACATACAGCAGCCCCAGCAGAAGCCATCAATGCTCCAGGATTTGTACATGATGTATATTTGTCAATACAAAACCCGGCAATCAATGACTTTACAGGGGAAGGTATAATTTATTCAAATGATTTTATGCAAGTCATGATCAATGAAGCTAAAGACAACGGACATGATGGAATGATTATAATAGGGATGGAAGAAGTTTTAGGATTTGAACTCTCAGAGGAAACACAATATGTGGCCTTTGAACCAACCCAAATTAAATCAACAGACAACCGTGGAACATTTGACCCGGCAGACCCAAGGATATTATTCCAAGACAGCGAAGAACATGAAGAGATTGTTCGTGATGCAGTAGAGCGAGGCCAACCAGTACCCGATAAGATACTTGATATCTATAAAGACCGCGATTGGGCGCAGGCAGAAATAGCGGAAAGAGATACCACAAATACCCTTGAGGGACTATATGAGGATGCTAGGGACGTTGAAGATGGTCATGCTCTAAGAAAGCAGCAGGAAGCTTTCGGGGTAGCCCCAAAAAAGACTATGACACCACAGGAACTTGATGATTATTATGATCGAGTATGGAAGAGAGCCAACAGGACCAGCCCGGAAGAAGCTCAGAAGGAATGGGAAGAATCTATTCAAAGTGATCAACAGGTAGAGTCTATTATAACATCTTTCCGGAACCAGAGAGATCAATTAGTGGGAGCTGGAATAAGTTCAGTACCAATATGGGCGGCTATAAACAGCGCCGGTCCGACAAACCAAAAGCAGCTTTCTATAATTAGAAGCACACTCAGGAATGATGGCCCGAAATACCGGAGAATACTTGCAGAGATTGAAGGGGATCAGGTAGCAATCGAGCAGCTTGAATATGAAGATACCTTGAGATTATTAGCTCCGGAAGAGACAGAAGACCAGAAGCTTGCTAAACTCACAATCAATTCCAGAATTAAACTGGCTAGAACCACAGAAGATCCAGACTTGAAGAAAAAGATCTTAACCGGGAATGTTTCTCTTAAAGCTATGAATATCCTGGATAAACAATATGTGGAAGAAGTCCGGGAGCTTGAAACTAAAATTGCAGATCTTAATGAAGATATTGACGATAGGGTAAAAGCTTCTCAGAGACAAACAGCTAAAGGGAAAGAACTTCAGAAGAATCTTGATAAGGCAGAGAAAGAAGTTACCAGACTCGATAAGGAAATTGAGACTGTTAAGGAAAGTAAGAAAGCCAGGTTAACCAAACTTAGAACAGAGAAGAATGAGCAGATAGCAGATCTTAAAGCAGAGATGGCAGATCTATCGAAGTCAGCAAAAGCAGAAGCCAGAGCCGGGGTTAAGATTGCACAGGCTGAATTAAAGACAGCTCAAAAGAAGAAAGATGATCTAAGGAAGCTCAGAGCGTATAAAGAACAGTTAGCAAAAAGAATCTTGAAAGATCCATCAGCAGCTACACACCATCATTATGCTGATATTATCCGTGACCTTCAGAAGGGACTTGATGGTGCGTTCAGGAGATTAGACGGAAGACTAGAGAAATTCGCAGCAGCAGAACTTAAAGAATCTGATTTACAGCATTTTCTCGATGAGGATCTAAACAAAGATCTACCACCGGAAGCAGCTCAGATAATTAACAATATCAAAAACAAACTTGAAAAGACTCCTTTGAATACATGGACATTAAGAGATCTTGAGAATCTTGATACTCAGGTCCGGGAATTAAGACAGAGAGGTAGAGATCTTCTTAAGCTTCAGAAAGAAAGAAGAAAAGGCGTATTAAATAATAAAGCAACCATAATGGGAGATGAAGTCTTAGAAGGGGACAAAGTTCCAACATACCGGGATATGGGCAGCAAGCTGACTAGAAAGGCTAGAGAGTCTAATGCCTGGTGGAAAGCGGCAACGTTCACATTTATTCCTGATACTTTTGTCAAGAATACAGCAGGGTTTCAGGAAGGAGATTTCTACGATTTCTGGATAAACGAACCAAACAAGGCCCAGGATGCAGAGAGCACCGAGATTATTAGAAGGACAAAGGACCGGGACGCATTTCTAAAGTCAATAAACTTTAAGGCAGAAGATCTATATAGAAAAGTAAAACTTCCAGGTTTCCCGGAGGACCACACAGTCTCAGAAGTAATCGGAATGTATGCGGCCAGCCAGAATCCGCAGAGTCATGCTGCAGCTTTCTATGGTAATAAACTTCAGGATACTTTTGATTTATGGCTGAATACTCTTACTGAAAATGAGAAGTTGGTCGGTGACTGGATAATAGAAGAGTTCTCAGGTGATAATTATAATAGATTGAGTAATGCTTATACTGCAGATACAAATGGAAACTTGGGAAAGGTAGACCGGTATTTCCCTATAATAAAGAAAGGCGTAAATAGAGATGCAGACAAGGATGAATTCGCAGCTCAGTTGTTGGCGAAAGCTGGTAGAGCTCCCACTACTCCAGGTAAGAAGTTTACAAAAACCAGACTTGAGAAGATACCACCGGAATTTCAGGACCCTATAAAACTTGATATTATGTCTCTATGGTCAGAGCAAGTTCAGAAACAGGAACATTATATCTCACATTTCCAGTGGTCTAAAGATGCAAAATACTTAATGAATCAGACAGGACTTGCAGAATCTATCGTAGCAGCCCATGGAGTACAGGTGCGAGACTGGTATAATAATCATATAGGAGTTATTTCTAACCCAAATATTTACAAAGCTTATGGTATGGCAGACCGGATCGTTCAGAAATTACGGTCTAATCTAGCAGTTGCAGCACTAGGATTCAACATGTCTACAGTATTAAAACAGGCTCCATCATTGATATATTATCTAAATAATGCCGGGGGAATGACAACTGGAAGCTTGAATCTTATGAAATCATCATTGCAATTCTCCAGTAATCCTAGAAAACTGTATGAAACAATCAGATCTAAAGATCCTCAATGGGCTGATAGAGTCGTAAACAGAACATTGGAAGATATAAAAACAATGGCAGATGGGAACAGAGGAACAGCGGCACAGAAGAAACTCGCAAAAGCCTCTATGTTTTTAATAGCCGAGGTGGACAAGGCAGTAACCGCAGTAGGATGGAACGCAGTATACCAAGGTAATCTACAATTAGGGGAAGCGGAAGCAGTGCGGAGAGCACAGCAGGCTACATTGACAACCCAACCAGCCGGTAGAGCAAAGGATATCCCGGTATTTCTACAGAATAAAGGACCATTATCTCTATTCACAATGTTTTCAAACCAGACAAATAAGATCTATAATATAGTTGCAGGAGATATATTGCCTTCAGTTGGAAGAATTGCAGCGAGAAAAACACCTAATGCCGTTAAGAAACAACTAATACAGAATACAATTGCTAATATTACAGCGGTATCAGTTGGAGCTATATCAATGATGATAATCGGTGGATGGGTAAAACCTGATGAAGACGAGGAATTTCTGGCAGCTTTCGCAATAGAGCAGGCGAAACAGTTAGCAGGAATTCTCCCGATAGCTGGAAGACAGGCACAATCCGGATTATCCGGGTACAGTTCCGGGGTTGATCCACTTCCAATAGTCAATGATGTGGCTAAAGTTCTTAAGAATATGGCTGAAGGGAAAGAGATTTCAGAGAAGCAAGTTGAAAAGTTATTGGTATCAGCCGGGACAGTGTTTGGAGTTCCGGGAACAATAGCAGCGGCGAGACTTAAGAATGTAGTTGATGTCACATTAGAAGATAGTTTTGCAGAAGGGATACTTGAGATATTCGGGCCGGCTTTTAGAGAGGGTTCAATTGCCAGGGAAATTCCTGAAATAATAGAGGAAATAATTGAATAGGAGGATATATGTCAGTACAAGATACCAACCCAAAGACTTACGATTGTAATGGATCTGTAACAAGTTTTGCAGCAGGGTTTATAGATATAGAATCATTTGGAGCCAGTGCGCTAGACTCAGACCATGTGATAGTAACACATTGGGATAATTCAGAAGAAACCGAGACAGAACTTGAGATCACCACAGATTATACTATTGATGATACAAACATCGTAACAGTCCTCACTTATCCTACAGATGATAGGATCGTGATATCTCCTAATTATGATTATCTGCAGAGCTTTGAGTTTACAGCAAGTCCATTCCTTGATCCAGGATCACTGGAGATTGCAGTTGATAAGAACACTCTTAATACTCAAAACCTAAGAAATCTAGTTGCGAGATCAATCACAGTCCCTATAACCGATGATGTTGTCAGCCTGGAACTACCTAGAGTTGCGGACAGAGCAGAGAAATTCTTTGTGTTCGATGAGAATGGAGTTCCAATGGCTGCCGGGGATGCTTCAGATATCCTGGATTTCGCACAGTTAGAGATTGATGTTGCTTTAAATAATGCTCACAGGGTATCAGTCGGTACTGACCACGCTAATGTTGGATCGAATAATACGCATAGAGGTTCGGACGGGACAGACCATTCTCACGTTGTGTTGAATGATACGCATAGATCTTCAGATGGCAAGAATCACTCAGATGTTGTTTTAAATAATACTCACAGGGCTTCTGATGGGAAGAATCATGCTGATGTTGTGACAAACACAAGTAATATTGGAACAAATGCAGCAGCTATCTCTAACCTTATAGAAAGATATGATACTGGATGGGTTGCTGTTCCTGCTAATGGATCTGCAACACTTATTACCCACAATTTAAACACAGACATAACAGGTTTTATAAAAACGGTGTTTGTAAAAGATGGGTCAGGGAATGAATCAGATTTAGAGTTCTTTTATTCCGTAACAGGCGATTTACGATATGGGGCAATGCTTAACCCTATAGATTTAGCATCGTGTTATATGCAATTAGGAGATGCAGGAGTTAGAGGGTTAACTACGGCAGGGGCATTTTATACACCAACACAAATAAGATTAATACTAACTAAATTGACAATACAATGATAAACAAACTTTAGATACAATGCATACGGGGGTATAATGGAACAGCTAACAAGGGCAGATATTAAACAGATTATTGAAGATGCAATTAAGCCGATTCTAGTAGAAATAAAAGCCTCTGATAATGCCCATAATACAGAAATTGAGAGGCTAACAAAACAACAAAACCAAAGAAAGCTAAGAAACCAGCAAAGAAGAAATAGACTTAAAGCCGTAGGGGGGAACCGTGGCAACATTTAATAAGTTTGAAACATTCATCGGAGATCTAGGAGATAAGGTCCATGACCTCCAGGCTACAGGGGATACACTAAAGGTTTATCTTACTAATGCCGCACCAGACGCAGCCGCAGACAGCGTAAAGGCTGACCTTGCAGAGATAACCGATGAGAATGGTTATCCAGCAGGAGGAACAGATATTCAGAATGATTGGGTAGAGGCTTCAGGAGTTGGCGCATTGACAGGGGTTGATGTAGTTTTCACAGCCGATGGTGGAGCTTTCGGACCATTCCGATATGTCCCACTATATAATGACACACCAACCAGTCCGGCAGATCCTTTGATTTCATGGTGGGATTATGGCAGTTCTATCAGCATGAATGATGGTGAAACCTTTACGGTTGATTTCGGAGCTACTATCTTTCAGATGTCATAAGGAGACTCTATGAATAAGCCAAGACCCAATAATTGTTGTGATGTCCAGGAAAATCTATTAAAATATATGGAAAGACCGGAGCTTGCAGTAGAAGAATGTAAAGTCTGTGGATGCAAACACCGCAGGTTGATTGTAGAGAAAGCTGTATTTAAGACCATACAGGAGCAATAATATGAGTGAATTAGTAATGTATGAAAATGCTTTAAAACAGAAAGCTAAGATCTTAAAGAGTCTTAAGCCACTCCGAAGAAAAGAGAACCGGGCAGTTAAAAGACTCCAGAGAAAAGAGAAGAAACTGAAAGCAATCAGAATTAGGATTGTAACTATAGAAGAAAAAAGAGGACTTGCAGGGTTGAGTAAAACAATTGCAAGATTAGCATTGAAACAGAGAAAACTAAACGGTTAGTAGGAATTATTCTTGCATCGATGGATTGACATAAAAGATAAACAACCCGAAGAAGGAACAGTTATAGTTTGTTTAATGAGTTGGGATAATCCCTATTCAATATTTGAAGATAATATTTGTATCTGGCAATACCAGCCGGGGCAATTAAAAACCATGACCCATTGGATGGTATTAAGACCACCAGTGAAGAGGAGAAAACAAAATGGCATTAGATGATTTAACACCGGAAGAATTAAGTGACAGAGTAAAATTAGGTGATAGGTTGATAGCATGGACAAGTAGAAACGGTTCAGCATTATCAACAATTGATGGAACTTTCACGGCTCTTGATGCTGAGATAGTTAAACATGCAGGTGATCAGCCTATGATTGACTATCTCAACACTAAAAAAGATGCCTTGAAACTGGCAATGTTTAATATCTATCAGAAGTACTAATAAATGGCAGAAGTAATTCGTTATGTTGACCCTGACGCAGTTGGCTCTGGCTCTGGAGTTGATTGGACAAATGCTTATACCTCACTTTCCGCATGGGAAACAGCAGAGCAACAAGACCTAGTCTCTGCCGGAGACTGGATGCATGTTTATTGTAGATCATCGTCAGGGACAGCGGATAGTAGTGTTTCTATTGATGATTTTACAACAGATGCAACACATTATATTTTAATAGAAGCAGCTGATGGGGATCAAGCATTAAAAACTGGTTTTGATATTTCAAGGTATAGGCTTGATGGAGCCGGATCAGAAATAGTAATAAATGACCTTTATGTAAGAATAAAAGGGATACAAATAAGAAATACATTATCAGGTGGGAACTGTATTACCAGTTCACAAGTTGGATTAAGGTTTGAAGATTTATATTTGGTTGCTCCTGCAAATGGTAATGGTATAAATCTTAGTGGAGGCTCATCAACCGCTGTAATTGAAAATTGTATAGCATACTGTCCAACAGGCCCCGATGCAAATAATGAAGGATACATTTTTAATAGTTCTGCTGTTTCAATATATAACTCTATTTCATATGGATTTGGAGATGGAATAGAACGAGATTTTGGAACAATCGACGTTGTTAACTGCGCTATATTTAATAATACAGATGATTTTGACGGTACGATGACAATCAATTATTGTGCCTCAGATGATGGAGATGGAACAAACTCACAGGCTCCTTCAGGTGGAGATTGGGACAATGAGTTCACAAGCCCTGCAACAGGTGATTTTACAGCAGTAGAAACAGGGAATATACAGAATGGGGTTGGTCCAAGTGCCGATGCTAATGTCCCAGCATTAGATATAGAGGGTGATACAAGATCGGGGGCAACTGCTTTTATTGGGGTTGATGAACCGGCAGCTGGTGGTGATGTAGTAATAACCGCAGACTCAGGAACCTATTCTATAACCGGAACAGCAGCGGATATCTTAGCAGATAGATTTATCGATGCAGACTCAGGGACTTATTCCCTGGTTGGAACCGATGTTGATTTCATTATCATATCAGATGCTTTCATTGCAGCAGAGAACGGAACTTATTCATTAACCGGAACCGCAGCAGCTATATTAGCTGATAGAGTAATGACAGCAGATTCAGGAACATTCTCATTAGTTGGAACTGATGTTGAATTTATTATAATATCAGAGGCAGTAATAGAAGCGGATTCAGGCGTATTTAACTGGCTTGGGTTCTCTGCAATATTAACTAAAGGGGATAATCAAGTTCCCGAATATGGAGGACTTATGGGAGTTGATATATTAGATGAACTGAGAAGATTTGAGTTTAATCATATCGATCTTGGAATCGCTATCGGTGAAGGTGAACTTAACGGAGTTGCACAGATCGAGAAGTACGGTAAAAATGTAACCGCAGAGGCAGGAGATGTCGTACAGGATGAAGAGGGAGCAATCGCAATAGAAACAGGAGCTTCTACAATTGAGCTTATCAGCACTAGCACAGATGATGATGATGGTGGAGCAGGAGCACAAGCGGTTAACGTTGTCGGTGTTGATGCAGATTGGAACCCTATTCAGGAAGAGATGAGAATGAATGGGACATCAGCTACATTATCCTCAAGTAAATCTTTCTTGTATGTATACAGAGCAAAGATAATAGACTCAGGAGCCGTTAGGAACCAGGGAATAATCACTATTAGAAAGTCTGCAGCAGGCTCAACACTAGCAATGATACTTGCAACTAAAGGACAAACTCAAAAAGCAATGTTCCCGGTCCCGGCTGGATGCACTGTGTATATAAAGAAATTCAGACTGGAAGGATCAAAGACAGGATCGCTGGTCGGAGCAGTAAATCTTATGTCTTATGAATTGGATGAAGGAATAAGAGTGAGTCATTCATTAGTCTTTTCCTCCGGGGAACCAATGACTGTAGAATGGGACGTTGGAGTGAAAAAGTTCACAGAGAAAACTCTTGTATGGGTAGAGGTGGAATCAATCTCAGTAGGCGCAGAATTGACAGCCAGTTTTGACGGGGTAATCGTAAGACATTCAGATTCAACACCAGCGTAAAAGCAACAGGAGGAACTTACATGTGGGACGTAGCACTAGTGATTTGGAAAGAGTATGGAATTGTGGGGTTAATCGCAGCATGTTTAGGTGCTCTTGTGGTTTATGATAGAAAAAGAACCAATAAAACAAAGAAGAAAACAGATCATAGAATTACTACTCTTGAGACTAAAGTCAAGGATATAGGCGAGAAGGTGGAAACGGTACATGATAGTTGTCACATTCCAGAGGAATCGGTGAAGAAATTGTTTCAAGAAGTTGAAGAGTTAAAGGTTCAAGACAAGGCAATTGATGGAGATTTGAGAGAATTAAAGGCTAAGGTTGAAAGTCTTAAAGATGGTCAGGAAAATATGCAGACAGGAATAACTTCTATCTTGAATCACCTTTTAAACACAAAGGAATAGGGTATGGATTATAAGCTGGGTAAAAACACACTTAAAAATATTGATAGTATTAAACAATCAGGAAAACCGGAATCGCATAAACTTGCAGAAGCAGCTAAGTATTTCATCAACTATACCCCGATTGATTTTTGTGTGATAGCTAATGGTGGATATCGGACAGCAGAGGAGCAGAAGGTTCTCTATGATAGAGGGGTTTCAAGGTGTGATGGATATCTGCAGAAATCAGAACATCAAAATGGGCTAGCCCTTGATATTGTCCCATGGGTAAACGGAAAAGCCACATGGGAAACCAAACACGCTTTCTATCTATCAGGAGCATTTATGGCTTTCTGTGAACAGATGGAGCTAGATATTACATCAGGAGCAGACTGGAACCGGGACGGAGAACTGAAAGATGATAGTTGGGACCCTTGCCATTTCCAGATCCGGGAGAAGGAATGAAAATCAACAGCATGAAACTGGAGATCATTAACTTTGAATTGCTGATAATCACAGCAGTTCTTATCGGATTGTTCTTTTTAGAAATTCCGGATGGTAATGATAAAATATTCACATTGGTATTAGGTGCATTATTAAGTGATGTATCTCACGCTATAAATAATATGTTTCACAAACGAGGGGAAAGTGTATGAAATTCTTTAAAGACTTTTTTTCAGTGAGCAATGAGATAAATGAAAACATTGTGGTTGGATCGATATTTGTTCTGGCTTTATTGGCAGGAACATTTTTACCTATTGTAGATGGTGAGAAGTATTATATTCTAGCTGGAATGACAGCGTTATTCTTTGGAATTGGAGCTTTTAAAAAGTAGGTGTTATGAAATGCAGAAATACATTAAGTATATTATTATCGTTGCTATTGCTATTATCATTTTCTTTTCAGGTTACATCACAGGATGTTCTAGTACCAAAAGCACAATTGCAGAAATGGCAGCAGCAAGTGAAAGACTACAGGACTCAATTGACAAGTATTCAATTTCAACTAAATCTCTCAAGTCAGAACGTGATAGCCTTGAAGGAAAAATTACAAGTCTTAATGATCAAATTGGCAACCTTAGAATTACTATTGGAAAACTTAGAACAGGACTATCAGATCTTATTGACCAGTTCTCAGGATTTGACAGTGAGCTGGGAGATCTTTCAGGAGAACTCAGCAATAGCCGACAGGGAATTTCGGAAATTACAAGTGGACTTTCAGGAATTGATAACGAGTTACAATACTATATTGAAGGGCCAGAAGATCCGTAATTGGGTTATTGTGGGGGAATCGGCAACGATAGTTACCCTTATTTTAATCCTTATATTTGCTAAGTGAATCAGACTAGCGTTAGTTTTAAAGTCTGGTTTACAGCAATACTTTGATAGCTATATTTTACATTAAATAGATCCGGGACAATGCCGGGGGGACCAGCACCAGGGAGTAATGACCCTGGTTTTTTTATTTATAATTATTTTCTTGACAACGGAAGTATTACCACTATAATATAAGGAAGAATAACGGAAATATGGAGGAAAGATGAAGGATGTCGTACGGATAGAGGTTGATAAAGCTATTGCAGACAAAGCAAAGCCTTTATTGAAGAGATCAGGACTCACAATAACATCATATATCAGAGTTCAGTTGTTGGATTTTATAGGCGGAATTGAGACACCTATCAAGAAAGTTGAGCAATCAGATAATGAGCTTTCTGATTTGCTATAGGAGAAATTATGTTAACAGTCAGGGATGCACAGAGTTTAAGGGATTCTTCAATGGAAGTAAGCAATACTATTAGGGGAATAGCTTCAGGGATTTACGATGGAACTGTTTCAATATCTGATGTCTCAGGTCTGCTTATGCTGGCAGCGAGAGATATTGATAAGTGTATTGACAACCATGTGGGAGTTGAGCCTAAGTCAATAGCGGATGTGTGGAAACCTTTCGGGAAAGAGAACGACAACCAGGATAATACTTTCGTAACTTACAATGGGGAATTGTGTGTATATGTTCCAGATCTTGAAGCTGAGCCAATAAAGGTGATGAGATGAAAGAGTTAATTGCTATTCAAAACGAATTGGTTGTTCCCAAGAAACACTGGAATGACCATGGAAAGTATTTTTATAGGAATTGTGAGGATATCCTGGAAGCAGCAAAGCCACTATGCCAGAAGCATAATTGTTTATTAACTCTCACGGATGATGTTGTTTTGTTGGGCACAAGGTTTTATGTGAAGTCTATAGCAACAATCAAAAATAGTGCAGGGGAAATTGAAACAGCAGAATCAGCAGCCAGGGAACCGGATAGTAATAACGCTAAGATGGATGGATCACAAATTACCGGGTCAGCTTCAACATATGCCCGGAAGGTAGCATTAGGTGGATTATTCTGCCTTGATGATAATAAAGATGCAGATAGTGGTACTGGTGAAGTTGTGGAAGAGAAAACAAGTAAAGCAGGACCAGTCAAAACAACCACCAAAAAACTAATGACACCACAGCAAAAGATCCAGCTTAAGAATTTCATACCAACCCTTGAAAAATATGGATCTGTTTCAACAAACAAGGCTATTACAGCGATTGATACTTGCTTGGGGAGTATGGATGTATCAGCGGAAGACGCAGCAGGACTAATCAGAAGAGTCCTTAAGACAATTGAAGGAGCGAACAAGAATGTCAATCGAGCATAAAGTAGAACAAAACACAGATGAATGGATGGCGCTTAGATGTGGGAAGATAACAGCGTCAGCATTTGATGTCTTAATCCCATACAAGGGAGCTGTTGATAAGTTTACAAAAGGGCAGAGAACTTATCTCATATCAGTAGCAGCAGAGATCTTAACTGGAGTATGGGAAGATACTTACCAGAGCAAAGCAATGAAGCAGGGCCACGAAAGAGAACCATTTGCAAGAGCTGAGATGGCAAAGGTCTTGGATATCCCAATAAGAGAATCGGGATTTTGGGAGTATTCTCCTTTCGTTGGTGTTTCTCCTGACGGTATTGGTGGATTTAATGAGTTCACAGCAGAGTTTAAATGTCCTCAGCCAGCAGCACACATGCTTTATTTACTTGATATGGATGAATTTTTAAAGAAATACCGGTATCAGATTAAAGGCCAGATGTGGGCTTCAGGGATTGACCAGGCATATTACGGCAGTTACAACCCTGATTTCCCGGCAGAAGATATATTATCTTATGATTCAATGTATCTATTGGGAGAAGACAAGGATTTATTCGACAATCGGATAGGCCATGCAGTTGACCTACTTAAAGAGTGGACAGCAGGGAGAGATCCGGAAACAACAAAAAGGATAGAGCATGAAGAAACAACAGTTGACAATGAAGCAACAGATAGGGTTGAGGAACCAGCGAAGATACAGACTAATGAAACAGCAGAAGAGAGCAAACCGGAGATTCTTGATCAAGAGAACCCTGAGAAACCTGTTCAGGCGAATAAGGCCGAGTTGGTCCGTAAGATAAAAGCTCTTGTTTACCATGCTCTTATTACCACAAAAGAAGGGAAGGAGGTTGGCTTCATATCGGGTGATGATCCAATAGTAGAGCTCAATAAGTTTTATGTGGATCTTAGTGCAAAATTGGAAGCTAGAGTGGAGAAAGCAAAACCACTTAGTCAGGAAGAAATCATCAATATTGATGAGCAACTTCAAGAGACATTGGTATTCTAATGAAAGCCACATGTACTTTATCAACCGGGAACATTGCTAATTTCATAGTCCATAACAAAACTATGCCAGTTGTAAAGGTTGATTATGTCATCGAGAAAGTAGTTGATAAGGGGAGCGCAAAGCAGAATAGGACCTTTCACCCCCTTATTGACTGTTTTTATTCCTGGATGGTGGAGAACGACACCTATCAGTTTGAAGACAATGAGATTAAATATGACTTCAGATGTAAAGATCAGGAAGAATTAAAGAAGATCTTTAAGATGAGATATGGAATGGGCGCCTGCAGTTGGGAATTTGTAAACGATAAGAATGGAATGGTGAAAGTTTACAACCAGTATGAGATCCCTAAATATGTCGTTAACGATTTTAATGGTGGCAACCATGACAGGGTTAAAGCTGTTGATGCAATATCCTGGAAGGAATACAACAAGGACCAGAGAATGAATCTCATATCAAATACTATTGTTATTATGAAACGGGTTGGAGTTGACTGTAAGAAATTTCATGAAATATTGGATGGTATAAAAGATGGATCTTAAAAGTAAAAAGTATAAAGAACAGGGTGGATTATGTGGTGACCCTAAATGTTTAGAGCCACTTCCAGCAGCCAGCTTATGCCAACTTGCTCATATTCTACCGCAAAGAGGGTGGATTAAAGAGAAGTATGGTGAGGATATCGTTCATCACGAACTTAATATGAAACTTACTCACCCATGCGATAATTGTAATTCAGGTGTTCAGATGTCACCGAACAAAACCAGACTTGTTGAGATTCACGTTGAAGCGATTAGACAAGCAATAGTAGAGGAGTTAGGGGGATGATTGTAAGACTTAAAAGATTTTCATTAAGAATAAATTGGCTTAAAGATTCGGATATTGATCCTTATATTGGATCACTTAAACTTCAAAAGCATTTCTGTAAAAGATATGTCAAAAAACACATGTTTAGCCCTAAACTATATTGGAGTGAAAGTTTCAAGATAAAATATATTAAACAGTTAAGAGAAGCACATAGAGCTAGATTTGGCGAGCCAAGCGGACTGAGAGAAACAAAAGAATTTCTTGATAGAATATTAGATGCTATTTAAAAGGAGAACTTAACAGTGAAGTGTAAGAAAAGTGGTTGTGCTGGAAAACTTGATATTAAGAACATTAAATATCTCTCAGCTACAAAGGTTATCGCTAAGTGTAAAAAGTGTGGGAAAGAACACAAGCTATCCAGGATAGCAAAGACTCCCTACAATAAAGCGAGGTATAAAGGGTGAGTGAGAGCACAATAAAGAAATACCACAGAACTTTTAATAAGCAGAACAAGAAGATTGCTGCCAGTGTGAAGATAATCCACTATGAGTTTATCAGAACAATTAAGTCCTATTCTTTATGGAAGAGACTAGGGATCGCCTGGGATATTGTGATAAAGGGAAAATGATATGGAAACAGAGTTGAATGATATAATGCTTGCAGTCCTTGAGTATAAAAGGAAATGTAAGAAACTAAATATCGATGAGGATTCTATGGAAACCATTCTACTGAATACATTATTGTCGGCAGGGATTGAGTTTTCAAGATAACATACAGCTCTCCAACCGGGGAGTTTTTTTATTTCTTTTTATGTTTGACAACAGTACAAACCTAGTTTAATGTTAGTAACAAAGGAGTTTATATGGAAAAGCCATTAAACACAAAAATGAGAGAACTTAGAGAGTATGAAGGATGGACACAATTTGATCTTTCAGAAAAATTAAATGTCTCTATTGCCAGTATAAAAGGGTGGGAAACAGGAGACCACACACCCACTATTAGAAATAGAAAGAAGATACGTGATCTATGCGACAGGGCAGGTATAAAATGAACCGCCCAACAGTAGATAAAGCCGAGCTTGAGCACATTTACAGAACGATGAAAGTAGATGTAGCCTCAGCATATTTTGGGGTAAGCAGGCAGGGACTTTATGACATGATCGATGAGGCTGGAATCAATAGGAAAAAGAAGAAAGCGAGAGCAAGAGGATAGAGTATGAAAGTAGACATATGGATACCTATTTATATCAATGATTATCTCGCTGATACGATGAGGCTAAATGCAGAAAAACATGGTGTATATTTCCTACTTATGATGGATTATTGGAAGCATGGAGAATTACCGAATGACCTTGAAGAATTGGCTCTTATCGCAAGGGTGAATACTGACAGTAAATCATTGGTTTATATCTTAGATACTTTCTTTATTTTGAAAGGTAAAAAGTACTCACACAATAGAATAGATAAAGAATTAAAGAGTGCAAATTCAAGGAGGGAATCAGCTTCAATAAATGGGAAAAGAGGAGGAAGACCACTTAAAAATAATAACCCACAGAAAACCCATAGGTTAATTGAGGGTAAACCCACAGATAACCGGGAGGGTAACCCACAGAAAAGCTCTTCATCTTCATCTTCATCTTCATCTTCATCTTTACCATCATCTACACCATCAAATAAAGAGAAGAGTAGTCGCTTCGCTTCACCCACCCTTGAGGAAATTAAAAAACATTGTATTGAAAAAAGTTACAATGTGAATCCTGAAAAGTTTTATTTCTACTACGAATCTAATGGATGGAAAGTTGGAAAGAATAAAATGAAATCATGGACTATGGCACTAGGGAAATGGAACGCAGATTCACCACCATTAGTACCCGTAGAATCGGTTGAAGATATATTAGCTAGATTGAAGGAGAGTCCAGTATGACACCCGTTGAGGCGATACAAAAAATCAGACGTCAATATCCAGATATTACAGAGATACAAATTGCTGATTATCAGTTTGGATTTGAAAGTTTTAATCCAATAAATATTGAGAAGATTATAGATGCTTTTCAAGATAGCTATGAATATCAGAATCCACCAAAATGGGCTTACTTTTCAAAGCTTGCTTTTAAACTTGGAATTCACAAAAAACAAAGAGCGTTGCCATTCTGGAGAAAATGCACTGAATGTAAAACTCATTACTCACATCAAGGCAAACAATGTCCGAAGTGTGGGAATAGAAAAGCATTGATTGTAGTTGCGGAGACAAAACCAAATGACTTCATGTTTGTTCAGGAAAATTGTCATATCTGCAAAATTTATGACAGGAAGAATGATGATAGAAATCAGGTACATGGATTTGATTGTAACAAGTTTGGGATGGAGAATAATCCAAGACCTTTCCCATACTGCCAAGATTGTGAATGTAAAGCATGTTGCTTGCAGGCATACAAACTGAAAGGTGATCAGTGGGAATACAAAGAGCAATTAAAACTAGGGAGATATAAGGAGCCGTGGATAAAAGCCTTTGAATCAAAAGGATCAACCGTGAAGAAATTATCTGAAAGTAAGAAAGTAAATTGAAAGGAGAGATAGAACATGCCAGTTGAAAAGAAATACGATGATTGGGAAGAAGCAGCAATAAACTCTAAACGAAGGGTAGCTATATCTCATATTCCGGGAACCAGAACTGATATTGTGAAACCGTTGCATGGCAACCCATATTTCACAAATAGAAATGTTTTCAGAGAATACCCAGGCACAGGGAAAGCAACCACAAGAGATGTCGATAGAGCAAAAGACTGGTTATCCGTATGAGTCCAGCACTAGAAATGCTCTTAATTCAATCACTGTGCGTGCTCTAGCTACTTTGCTTGATATTATCTACACGGTTATCAACCCATACATTTGAGTCCACTGTGGAGCGAATACGAAGCTTGCGATATAAAATGAAAGAGAGGAATTTATGAAGATAATAGTAATAGTTGGAGTGATTTTGGTAGTAGTTGTAATTTGGTGGATAGCTTGTGAATTTGAAAAAAGATTAAACGACATTGATGAGCATATCCAGGAATTAACAAATAAAATTGACCATATTTGGGATAAGGAAGAATCATGAACGAAATTACAGTACTTAATGAGTTAAAAGTTTTAAGCCCGAGCAAAGCAGAACAGATAGAAGCTGCTTTTAAGCCAATGCTGGAGACTTTAAAAGACATGGAAGCTGCTTACGATATGGTTATGTACCAGGAGATCAGCCCGGAGTTATGCAAGAAAGCAAAACGGTTAAGGCTTGATATTGCGAAAATCAGACTTGCAGCGGATAAGGTCCGGAAAACTGAGAAGGAACAGTATAAAGTTGGGGCCGATGCTATCCAGGGAATGTATAATATCTTGAAGTTTGGAACGTCAGAGAAAGAAGAATCCCTAAAGAACCTGGAGACTCATTATGAGAGGATTGAAGCCGATAGAAAGCAGAAATGTGAGGATGAGAGACAGGCTTTATTGTTGCCGTATTATGCAATGATCGGAGTACAGATGAATCTTTCTGACAAAACGGTAGAAGAATGGGAGAAATATCTGGCAATGGTAAAAGCGGCAGATCAGAGCAGGCTTGATAAGATAGAATCTGACAGGATAGCCCAGGAGTTAATTGACAAAAAAGAGGCTGACGAGCGTGAGGAGCGCATTAGAGAGGATGAACGGAAGAAGATTACAGCTGAGAAACTATTAAAATCTATAAAGGCGGTAACCCCTGAGAATAAAGGGACATATCCGGGGAAAGAAACTATGAACTACAGCACAAGAGTAGAACCAGGGGAACCAGTTCTGGAAATATTAGACCCGGAAGCAGTCAAAAGAATCGCAAACGTTGACGGTATGATTGATGATAAAAAGTATGATTATGATAATCTTGATACTTTAAATGGTGACTTATCCGCTTACCTAGAAGATGCTAAAACAACCACAGTCAAAAAAGCAATCAGCCAATGTATAGATATAATCACAGAGGCAAGAGGGTGGCTATGAAATACAATAAATACAGCAACATAAAAACAGTAGTTGACGGTATTAAGTTTGACTCTAAGAAAGAGGCTGCCAGATATGGTGAGCTGAAGATGCTAGAAAAGGCCGGGATTATAGCAGACCTGGAATTGCAACCATCGTTTATTATCTGCGATAAAGTGAAGTGGAACGGTAGAACCTGGGGAACCCGGAAGTATAAAGCTGATTTTAAATACTATGACAATACTTTTAAGAGACTCACAGTGGAGGACTGCAAAGGAGCTATAACTGCATTATATTCGCTTAAGAGGCAGATATTCTTAAGTTTGTATCCGCAGTATTTTTTTATTGAAACATAATTATATTTTTGTTGCGGAGTCAGAAAAGCCGTGGTATCATAAAGAATCCATTGGTACTGGATATTGAATAAACTGGAAAAATCTATTAAGTTAGATTGAATAGCCATTTGAGGCATAAAGAGAATGTATAATTTATTCCAGGATTATATCATTCGTACCAACTTTATATCTCAAGTGGCTTTTTTTTGGAGGAATTATGACCATAGAAGAAAGAAATATTCACCTAGAGGGCCTATATGACGAATATCCAGAGATTGGGATAGAAGTTAAAGCCTTATCAACTGACCCCAAAATGACAGTTAAGGAAGTTTCTGAAATCTTAAAACTTGACAGAAGAACAATTCAGATGAAAGTTAAAGAGTTGTTCCCGGACATGGTGAAAGAAAGAGAGACAACATATCTTAACCAAACTCAAGTTACAATGGTTAAATTGTCCTGCGAAAAAACATTCGCAGTTAAAACAGAGATGGAAAAAGACTTAATTATTCAACAGGCTATGATGTTTCAGAATGAGAAAGTTGCAAACCTTTTAGCTAAGAATGAAATACTCCAAATTGAATTAGATGAATCAAAACAATATCACTCAGTAAAAAGAGTTAAAATGCTGGGATATATTCCAGAAGTATCAGCCCGGAAAGCATGGAACCCATTAAAGAAGTGGTCCATAGAGAATAATTACAGGATAATATCCATTTTCGATGCAAACTATGGAGAAGTCAGCACCTACCACGCAGCAGCATGGAAAGCTGTATATGGAGTAGAGCTATGAGTATATACAGATGCAATGAGTGTGAAGTCTATTTTGACGATAATGAAATAATCTCAGTGCAGCCAGATGGTGGAGTATTCCACGATAACTGCAAGAAAGATGATTATGATGAGCTGACGCATAATGAAATATTAGAGGCACTCAATGATTAAATATATCCTATACATAGCAATAATATTCGCAGCCATAAAAATAGGGTGGTATATAGCCAGAGAGCCCGGTCCGGAATTTGAAGAGAAAAACGATGATGAATAAAGCAATAATAGAAGGATCAATAACAATTGAAGCTATCCAGGCTACAACTAAAGTATTAGGTAAAGAGGGTTGTATCGGGTGCTGCTTTAATAATTACATAACTGCAGAGTGTAATGAACCTCACAATTTCGCAAAGGACCACGATCTACCAGCATGTAGAAGAGGGTATATATATATCATAACCGGCCTTGAGGAGATGGAACTGTGAAAACCGATCTAATAATATCTAAGCCAGCAATAAGAACGAAAGAGCAACTCAGAAGACTTCAAGCTTTGCCTTTGCAGCAGAAGGTTAATTTAACCAAGAGAAGGATAGAGCAATTCTATACTGAGCTTAATGGTAAAATCTATGTATCCTTTTCTGGTGGGAAAGATTCTACGGTATTATTACATCTAGTAAGATCTATGTACCCAGAAACAAAAGCTGTATTTTGCAATACGGGGTTAGAATATCCAGAGATTATTAGCTTTGTTAAGAAAGTTTGGAATGTTACCTGGCTAACACCTAAAACATCATTCGTTAAAGTTATAGAGAAATACGGTTATCCGGTTATCAGTAAAGATGTTTCTCAAAAACTCAGAGAGATCCGGGAAACAAAAAGCGACAAGCTAAGGGATTCAAGAATAAATGGAGATGCTAAAGGGAATGGAAAACTTCCGTTAACATGGCAGCCATTTATAAATGCACCGTTTAAAATATCAGATAAATGTTGTGATATTATGAAGAAAAACCCGGCAAAAGCCTATGAGAAAGAAACAGGACTCCACCCCATAATAGGGAAAATGGCAGAAGAATCACATTTAAGAACCGGGGAATGGTTAGATAAGGGTTGCAATATGTTTGATTCAAAAAGACCCACATCAAACCCTTTAATGTTCTGGACTGAAGAAGATATATGGGCATACATAAGACAGAATTACATGGAGTATTCAAAGATATACGACATGGGAGAGAAAAGAACTGGCTGCATGTGGTGTCTTTATGGTTGTCAGTTTGACGATGAAGATGGAAGAAAGCGGTTTGACAGGATGAAGATAAACCACCCTAAACAATATAAAGCATGTGAAAATCTTGGAGTAATAAAAGTGTTGGAATATCTTGATTATAAATTAGGCCGAGATCAATTAGAGTTATTCAAAGAGGAAGAACTATGAGCCTGGTAAAGAAAAACTATACAGGAATTTCTATCGTTGAAGCTTTTAGGATGCAGGAGTTTGAAGTAGATGAGCTGCATAATGAAATATTTGACGTTGGCGGTTTTGTATCAATCAATCCAAGTATCGAGAGAATTATAATTAGAGCTAGATGTATCGCTAATTTCAACGATTTAATTATCTCTGAGTGCAATAGGATATTAGGAGAGCCGGGATGAGAAAACCGATAGAATTACACAAAGGCCAGGATACATTTGATTGTACACCTTTACACGGGAGAATAGCAGAGCTGGAAACACAATTGGCTGATCAGATAAAAGAGTATTTAATTCTAGGGGAAGAGTCTAATAAACTATTAGTAAAGATAGAGGCTATGAAAGACTTTTTAGAGTTAGTATCACATTGGAAAGATGCCTATCCAGAGTCAGTCTTTACCCCAATGACTACAGAAGAATATCATAATCTTTGTAGCCGTTCTAATTACTCAGTTGACAGGGTGTCAGCTCACGTTTTAAGAGCAAGTGTAAAAGGGTACTCAGAATCAGCAATTAAGTTACTTAAGCAAATAAAGGAGCAGTCAAAATGAATGACCCATGTGATAGATGTGACGGAGAAGGGAAAGATTGTGTAAATTGCCCCCATGTTCGGAAATGGCTGGAAGAGCAGTTAGGTCCAGAACAAGGAGAGGAGAGGAGCATAAACATGAGTAAATCAGTAGATAAAAGAGAAGCTATACAGAAAACGTGTAAGACATGCGAAGGTTTAGGATATACACAACCACCTCATTCAAACCCATGCCCAGACTGCACACCTAAGGCTGATAGTGATGAACGAAATTAAATACCAGCTATACATGTTAAAAAAAGAGATCTGTATAATTATATTAGACTGGATACTCAAGGAGAAACCATGAGCGTTAAAGATGTAGAATGTCCTATGTGTGGAGAAACAGCAACATACAACTCATCAGGTATATGTATCAATTGCAGACAACAGCTAGGGACCGCACCAATAATAAAGATAAGCTGCAACACTTGTCTGTATCGATATGGCTGCTCAGATATCAACTGCCATGATAACGGAAATCATGAGAATTGGGAGAGAGGTTAGAGAGATGAATAAAGAGTTACAGCCTTGTCCTTGCTGTGGTGAAACAATGCCAGAACCTGGTAAAGAATTATGTAAGAAATGCTCAATCACACACAGTGATGAATTGATGCATTGTCCTTTTTGTGGAAGTGAAGATGTGGAGATGGATTACCCAATAGATGGTACTATAAAATGTCATGATTGCGACATTGAAGTGACATGTTTTAATGAGTCTAAACTATTTCATAAATGGAACACAAGAATATAACACATAAACCGGAGGATATATGGAGAAGTTGAGAGAAAAGGCAATAGAAGAGTTTAGAATATTTGAAAGGTTTAGCAACTCGACATGCAAAAAGATAATAGAAGAATGGACTCAACCCAAACACGAAACAGTAGAGCAATGTACATGGGAATCAGAAGATGTTGATTATGGAACATATAACACAACTTGTGGAGAATGTTTCTGTTTAACAGATAGTACTCTTTCAGAAAACAATATGAACTATTGCTGTTTTTGTGGCAAGAAGATAAACGAACCGGACAGCGTAGGGGAAAGATGATGACAGATGAAAGATTAAAAGAGTTGATACCCGATATTGAAGGGCTGCATGTTACGAATGTACGATATTCTGACGCATATTTTTATAAAGCCTATGAGACATCAGAAGTAGAACAACAAGGCGAGAATCTAAGGAAGGCTGTTAAGGCTTTGATGACTTTTGCAGATGAAGCATGTGAAAATCCATATGACTGTAAATGTGCATATTGCAACTTAGTTATTACAATCGAACAAATAACCGGCAAGAAATACTCAGAGATATGATAAGGGGATGAGATGAAGACAGCTAAAGAGTTATTGGAATTATTTCCGGAACACAAACCGATAGTATTCCATTGTTCAATGGATGATATAATAACTCCTATATTCACTCATTATGATCGAGTAGAGCTAGAGGAAAGGCTAGTAGATAGACATAACAAAGATAATCAGCAAGGAGTATTATTTTTATGAACAACCATAGAAATGTTTATATCAGTGGGCCTATTACCGGGATTGACAATTATAAAGAGAACTTTCATGCAGCATCAAAGCTAATAGCCAGCCAGGGATATATACCAATAGATCCATGCTGTCTACCTCATGACCACGACGAATCATACAGCTCGTATATGAAAGAGGACATAAGAGCCCTACTTGATTGTGATTATATCTATATGTTACCAGGATGGAAAAAGAGTGATGGTGCTATGTGTGAGAAATCAATAGCGGTAGCATGTAAAATTCCAGAGTATTACCCGTTATCGGTGGTATATCTCGACAGCTTTAAATAAGGAGATGACAATGGAAGAACAAAAAAAAGAAGATTGCGCACATTGCATTTTTACAACTGAAAAACACACTATAGAAGTATCCTGTAATATTGGAGATATCGCAGACTGTAAAAATTGTGATAAGTTTGAGCATTATCAATGGATGAAAGAAGAATGGTTTGTTTAAATAAGGAGAGGATATGAGAATAGAATTTATGTGTTATGCCAGAGATAATATTATCAGTATGGCAAAAAGAGACGGGTTCAACATGAATCCAGATCAAGAGAAATGTTTAACAGATCTAATAAATGGATTTTCAAATGAACAATATGAAGCTGTTGATAATAAAATGACAGCGGCTATAGAAGATCTTTTACTAATGTGTGGATTTCCATTAAATAATGCAATTAGATATTCTTGGAAATGGAGTGATTAAAACAGCCAGCTTTAAATAAGGAGAGGATATGATAAAAGGGAATTTAACAAAGAGCGAAGCATTAACAGCAATGAGAGATGGGCACAAAGTTTTACGGGAATATTTTTCAAGTGAGGAATATGTTTTCATGAATGAATCTGGAACAATTATGTCAGAAGATGGTTACAATTTTGAGGAATGGTGGAAAAACATTGAGCCTACCATTCCAAGCTCATCACCAACACCGTGGAGAATAATAAAACAGACAGCTTTAAATAAGGAGAGGACATGAAAGAAGAATGAGAAAGTTAAAACTTAAATATAATTTTCAGCAAGTGAATGAGAGCTATTATCTAGATTCATTTGACAATATAGAGTTTGAACTTTACACAACAGAAAAAATAATAGCTATTATTAAGCCTGAAAACAACGAAGATTTAAACAACCAAATTATTGAGATTTTAAATAAGGAGAATGATATGGAAAATAAAATAATAAAGTCTTTTGAGAATGATTATCCAATTGATGAGATAAAAGATTTTTCTGATTACGGATATTCCCTTTACAGAGAAACTATGAGGACAGGATATAGGTCGGGGTATATTGCAGGAACAAAAGAGAAAGAAAAATTAAATCAAGAACTTAAAAAAGATTTGGTGGAAGCTTTGACAGATATAAAAGAAATGTTCTTAAATAATAACTCTGGAAGCTCTTCGCAAAAAATGGTGATGATTGCCGAAAAAGCTCTGAAAAAATATAATAATTAGGTATCAGTAAATAAGGAAAGGATATGTTTATTAAGAAAGATTGATTTAACCCAATAGAGAGGTTAAAATAAAAGAAAAGGAGGAAACACAATGACTACTGATTATACAATTTCAATTGGAGATGGATGGACAGCTATCACAGCTATAGGTGAATCATGCACAGCCTGGAAGAAGTTTGAGCGAGATAATGAGTGTATACTTGTGAAGCACTCCGACGATGGAATTCCAACAGATGAAGACGGGGCCACGTTCCTGATGCACCCGGCAAACAATAAAGACCATCTATTCTTTTCAGTACAAAACGCAGATGATATATTATATGCCAAACTTGCCTACGGTCCTGATAGCCAAACATTGACTGTAGATGATGGTGGACATATCGGGAAACAAAACGAAATAGACCCCACAACAGGATCATTGTTGACCATTTTACAGCCAGCCCACAAAATAAACGAAGGTGATAACTATTTTATTTCAGGGTTCCAGGTAGTTGATGATACCGATGATATAACTTTCGGAGTTACAACCCCTGATACAGATGTTACAGCGCATGTAACAACACTAATAAACGCTACAAGTCAGATAGAAATCTATATCTATGAAGCAGCTACATTCTCAGGCGGCACACCAGTAGCCCCTTTCAACAGCAATAGAAATTCTGCAAAAACTAGCGTAATGCTATTATCTCTAGCTCCAACAGTTACAGATGACGGGGATCTATTATCATCTCAGAGTTCCGGGAAAGCTGGTGTTAACCTCTCAAAAGCAGAGGGTGGATTAAATTCAAGAGAGTTTAAGCTACTATTAAAGAGAAATACTAAATATATATTCAGAACAATTTCCAGGGATGACGGGAACATAATATCATTCAGAGCTGATTGGTCAGAACATATAAGTAATGCATAAGAGTTGATCTTAAGGGTGAGACAGTGATATATTGGGTGGGACAGATCGGGACAACGGTCTAGGTATGATTAAACAGCACTAGGAGATAGAATATCTATGGCTTCATCATGTTCAGTATGCGATCACACTAAAATTATAGCCATTGACCGGGACATAATTAGCGGTGTCCCAGTACGGAAGGTGGCAGAAAAGTATAGTCTTGGATCTTCAGCAGTAGGCAGGCATAGGAAAAAATGTATTACAATGTCTATTGCTACTGTGGATAAGAAGAAAGCTAACGCTACAGTTAAGAATAAAACATTATCCGGGGAGAGTATCCTTGGGAATATGAAGAAATTAACCGATAGTCTGGAAGAATTAAAGCACCAGGCTGCAGAGGACGGACAGTTTTCAGCTTCAATATCTGCAGTTAAAGAACAAATACGCATGGGCGAGAATCTATTAAAGAGAGCTGAAGATCTAATCTTACATGAACAATCACAAAATAAAGACACCACAGACTACAAAGAGAATCTTCCTGATGAGGTAAATCATTTCATGGATACGGTCCTGAATGATCCTGAATTATCAGATGAAGTTGAAGCGGAGTACGAGATTGTCAGCTAGAGTCAGGGCTAAAGAGAAGTATAAATTACTATTTGAGGCAGCAGCGAGGCACAATAGAACATGGGCCACAATGAGAGCACTGGCAAGGAAAGATATATTCTTCCTATTGGTTCATATCATGGGAAGGAAAGACGCAGACCGGGACTGGATATTTAACCGATGCCGGGAAGTACAGAAAGAACCTAATGATTGTCTGGACATATGGGCCAGAGAGCATTACAAGTCAACAATTATAACATTAACATTATCAATCCAAGAAATATTAAACAATCCTGAGGTAACAATCGGGATATTCTCATTCAACAGGCCGGTTGCTAAAGGGTTTCTAATCCAGATCAAATCAGAGTTAGAGAATAATTCTATGCTTAAATGGTTATTCCCTGAGATATTATGGCAGGAGCCAAAGAGGGAAGCTCCCCGGTGGTCCCTGGATAGTGGGATAGTAGTCAAAAGAAAGAGCAATCCGAAAGAGAGCACAGTTGAAGCCTGGGGATTGGTTGACGGGCAGCCAACATCAAAACACTTTAGTCATAGAATATATGATGATGTTATTACCAGGGAGTCAGTAACCACACCTGAAATGATTATGAAAATAACAGAAGCATGGGAACTGTCTATTAACCTTGGAATGGATGGTGGTGTAGAGAGATATGTCGGAACATTTTATCACTATGCAGATACTTACAGGGTGATGATAGATAGGAAAGCTGTTAAACTGAGGAAATATCCAGCAACCCATGACGGGACAGTTAACGGCAGAACAGTTCTTATGTCCCTTGATTGGTTAAAGAAGAAGAGGCGAGCTATGGGTCCGTTTACCTTTTCATGTCAAATGTTATGCGATCCACAACAGGAGTCAAAAGTGGGATTCAATAAATCATGGTTAAGGTATTGGCACAGCGCACATTACAATAATATGAACACTTACATATTCGTTGATCCTGCCAGCAAGAAGAAGAAATCTAATGACTTCTCTGTATTTACTGTAGTAGGGATTGGAGCAGATGGGAACCAGTATGTAATTAAATGGGTCCGGAACAGGTTGAATCTTACAGAGAGAGGCAATGTACTGTTTGCATTACACCGGGACTACAGACCCCAAGTAGTTTACTATGAAGAATATGGTATGCAGGCTGATGTTGATTATATGTACGAGAGGCAGGAGCGAGAGAACTATAGATTCTCTATTCAGACTACAGGTGGGAAGATGCCAAAGGAAGACAGGATACAGAAGCTTATCCCTAAATTTGAAGAGGGAAGGTTATTTATCCCGGAGAGCTGCCCAATGGTAGACTACCAGGGAGTGACCAGAGATCTTACACAGGATTTTATCAATGATGAGTATGTACCTTTCCCATTCGGTGAACATGACGATATGTTAGACTGCCTTGCAAGAATAGAAGATCCTAAAGTAAACCTAGCAATGCCGCTTGAGCAGGAATATAAAGACACTTTACTACCATACCAGGACCTTGAAGAAGATCCTTTATGGGAAGGGATGAGGGAGTTAATGTGAAAGAATGGTGTGAGGAATGTGGAGAATATACTAATCGCAATACTGGTGGATGCGCAAAGCATATAATGAAAATCACAATAACTGACAGTACTCAATTTGTTAATCTTTATGATAGGAACTCAGATCCAGGAGTTTATCATTGCCGTCATGAATTGGGGGTCGCAATGAATTATACCTATTGTCCTAGTTGTGGAGAACGTATATGAGGGAGTTAATGTGATACTTTTACACAAAGAAACAAATGCTACACTTGTAGAACCATGTCCTTGCTGTGGATCTTTAGACATTGTATTTATTGTTTACCCAAAGCAAGAGAACGTAAACTATACCTATTTTTCAGAGAGATTTGCGATCAGGTGTAATTACACCGGGGACGATAAAGGCTGTGGGCTTGAGAGTGGACATTACAAATCATTAGACGAAGCAGCGGAGTCATGGAACCAAAGGATTAACCTATGAACAAGGTTGAAAGCATACTTGACAACATACGTGAATTCCTTGAATCTCAAGAGTCTGTTGAATATGGTAAGATAAGTATATCCCTGACGAAGCACCAAGGGGAGTATTCTAAGATCGAGAAGTCAGTAGAAGAAGTGATAAAAGAAAAGATTCTTGACCTAATGTAGGGGAGGACGTATGAGTAGGACATATAAAGACAGAGGCCCGAAGAAATACAGATTGGGCTATTGTTGGCTTTCAACTTCATATAACAGGAAAATAGAAAGAAGAAGAATTGAAAGATATGGACCAGCTAACGGGGGAGCATATAAAAAACTTGGCAATAAACTAGATGAATATGCAGGCATGTGAGGAAAAGATATTAGATTTAATGTGAGGAGAGTTTATGACAAAAGACGGATGTATAACGGCTTTGTGGGATATTATTGATGATATTGACACCTTTTCCGATATGGCTAAATCGGACGATAAAGTTTATCGGGCTTTAGTGGAAAGGAAACAAAAAGAAAGATGGAAGATTCCAATAACAACGGACGGTTATAATCTTGATTTATCTAAGCTTGAGAAAGATTCTTGACCTGATGTAAAACCCATGATATCCTATATAGATATTAAGGATAAGTTGTTGAGCTCCTCGTCAGGAGATAGCAAAACAACATGTGATAGTGACCTCTATCTTCTTTTTTATTGAAAGCACTAGTTCATCCTGGTGCTTTTACATGCGTATTTAGCCCGTAAGTGGAAGCGGTGCAGACTGTAAATCTGCTGTCATTATGACCCGGCTGGTTCGACCCCAGCAATACGCTTAAAACCCATTAGTGGGTTGATCCGATTTGATCACGGATTAGTCAGGACCCTTTCAGAGTGAGGGTCTTTTTTTTTACTTGACACCCCACATATAGTGCCTTATACTCTTTGATATCAGATAAGATCCATAGCTTATCACCCATTATTAGATTCTGAAAGGAACCGACCCTGACAACGGGAGGCAACTTACTTGTAGAAATACAGGTGACTTGTCTCCCTTTTTTTATGTTTAACGAGGTATTATGCCAAAAGGTATTGGTTACAATGAAGACAAAGTAAAAACCAAAAACGACATCACAGAAGATGCAACATATAACGATGAAGAACTAGCTGATGAGCTATTGAAACATTTAACAACCCTTGAGCAGATCAGGCAACCGTGGGAAGACAACTGGCAAGTGATCAGTGATCTTGTAACACCAAGAAGAGGCTCTTTCAAATGGGATGCTAACCAGCAGGGAAATAAATACGATACTAAGATATTCGACACAACAGCAATCCAGGCAGCCCGGACAATGGCCCGTGGGCTAATGGGAACCTCAGCACCACAGACAGCCCCATGGTTTAAATTAGTTTATGAGAAGAGATCCTTAAATCAGGACAAACAAGCTGCAGTATGGTTGGAGAAATCAACCAGGTTATTAAATCATCTATTCGATAAATCAAAGTTGTATTCAGCAATGGAGCAGCTTTTTAATGACGGTGGAGCCATTGCAACATCTTGTATGTGGATAGTTCCCCACCCCTCAAAGCTTCAGATTGTATTCAGAACCAGACATATGAAAGAAATGTATCTATCAACTAATCAATATGGTGAAGTTGATGTGATCTACAGGCGATATGAATTGCAGGCTAGAGAAGCATTAAAGGAATTCGGTGAAGATGCTTTTGAGGACGCATGGGTTAAGACTGCTAAAGAATCACCTTTCCAGACTTATAAGTTTGTTCACTGTACTTACCCAAGAGAGGATAAGATAGCAGGGAAGATCGATGCAATCAATAAACCAATAGCTTCAATACATATCCTGGAAGAAGGGAAGAAGATCCTGAAGAAGTCCGGATATGAAACTAATCCCTATATTCCCTGGAGATTTGAACTTAATCCCGGTGAAGACTACGGAACCGGGCCAGCTTGGGATGTTCAGACAACAATATTAAGAATTAACCAGGAAAGAAAGGATACTTTGAACCTTGCCCATAAGATCGCAGATCCACCAATGAATGTAGCAAGTGAGAATGTAGCAGACTTTAGACGGAATTTCAGGCCGAAAGGCGTATTGACATATAAGGATGAAAACAGACTTGCTTCTCCGGTTGTACTGGGAGCCAATTACCCGGTCACTCAGGACATAATCAATGATGATCAGCAGGAAATCAAAGACGCTTTCATGAATAACTTCTTTATTGCTATGTTAGCACGACAGGGAAGACAGGCCACAGCAACAGAGATCAATGAACTTGCAGGGGAAAAGACCAGCATGTTATCAGCTATTTCCTCCAGGCTTAACAGCGAATTCTTTAATCCTCTATTTGATAGAGTATGGGATATAGCGCAGCAGAATGACTGGTTGCCGCCACTTCCGGAATCAATGGCAGGGAAAACCGGAGCTATCAAAGTTGATTACATCGGACCACTTGCACAGGCAATGAAACGACATGCAGCCACACAGGGAATCGTTGGATCAATGAGTAATTTTGCTCCATTCCTAGAGATATATCCACAGATGGCAGACAATATCGATCCTGATGAATTAGCTTTACAGCTTCTTGAGGGGTCAGGGATGCCGTCATCTATTATAAAGGATAGAAGTATCAGAGATAAGGAAAGACAGCAGAGAGCACAAGCACAACAGGAAGCTATAGAGGCTGAGAAGCTTGCACAGACAGCAGATATGATCGGGAAAACAACCAAAGCGCCAGAGGGTGGAAGTGGAGCCGAAGCGATTATGAATGAATTGCAGCAGGGACCGGCATAAATGCAAGAATTACCGGCTGATAAGATAGAACGAGAGAATGAAGACCACGAACAGGCCAACCGGGACAGATTGGCAATGTATTATTATAATACATTTTGTGTTGATGAAGAGAAGAAATTAGTATTTATAGATATATTGTCAGAGCTTTATTATTTCTCTGATGAGTTAGAAGGTGATGAGCAAGTGATTTTATACAATGCAGCAAAGAGAATCGTAAAGAAAATGCAGCTCACCGATAATGTAAACGTGTTGATGGACGCAATGATAAGCGTGTCAAAATATAGAAGGAAGGAATAAGAATGAACATGAACAACCTAACGGGAGGGAGTTTCAATCTATTGAACAACCGATTTAATCCGATGATGGCAGCAGATGGAGCAGAAGGTGGTGGTAGCGACCCGGCAGCGGGAGCAGATCCAGCACCAGTAGAAGCTCCAGGATGGACAAAAGGACTGAAGGCAGACTATCAGACCAATGAATATTTTACCAGTAAGGCCACAGTGTCAGAACTGGCAGAAGACGCATTATCAATGAAAGGCAAGCTTGAAAAATCTATTGTCATTCCAGGCGAAGATGCAACGGATGAAGAGAAAACGGCATACCGGGAGAAGCTTGGTATACCAACAACTAAAGACGATTACAAATTTGGTGATCTAACAGAAAATGAATTTTTAGGATGGTATAAAGGTGAAGCCCATAATCTGAACATGACTCAGGACCAGGCTGGAAAGTTAGTTGAATCTTTTAACAAGTATGTAGAAGAAGCACAGACAAGGGAAAAAGAAGCAATAGTGAAAGCCTCAGAGTCAACGTTACGGAATGAGTGGGGAGATGCTTACGAAGCCCGAATCACTAAGGCAAAAAACTTCGCAAAGAAATATGGCGGCGATGATTTTAAAGTAGATGATCTAAACACAATTAAGCTGCTTGATACTTTCGCTGGGTTGGTTTCCGAAGACTCCTTTGGTGGCGGTCCAGGCGGTCAAGGTGGGGCTAGCAAGGAAAGAGAGGTAGGCATGTTACCTTTTACAAAATCATTTCCTAAATGATGAGGTAGAAAATGGCAACCACAGTATATAAGAGTAAGTTGACTGTTTACGAACAGGCAAAAAGACTTGATCCCTCAAACGGGGTAGCGACAATTGCAGAATTGTTAAATGAAATCTCTGAGTTTATGGTAGATGCAGTAGCGGTTATGGCTAACGACATCAACTCTAACCAGAGTCATGTAAGAACTCAGCTTCCAGTAGTTGGAATTAGAAGAATAAATGAAGGTGCTTCCAGTACCGGTTCAGTAGTTGTTCCACAGCGTGACGATATTATGCTGCTTGAAGCAATTCCTAAGATTGATGAGAAGCTAATTGATAATATGCCCGATCCCCGGAAATCTCTTAACAATGAGATTATGCCTTATATGGAAGCAGAAATGCAGGCGTTTATTGATGCAATATTCTACGGCAGCCCTAGCGATTCTTTAGGTGAAATTACAGGACTTTCTAATAAGTTCGGTGATCTTGCTCTTGATAACGTTGCAGGACTCGGTGGAACTGGTTCAGATCTTAACTCTGTCTGGATGATTGAATGGGACCCTAATACTTGTAGATTGATCTATCCTAGAGATAGCAAAACTGTTGGTATTGAGTGGAACGATAGAGGAAAAGAAACTGTTTATGATTCCTCAAACAATCCTTACATTGCTTATGTTAACCAGATCAAAATGCAGTTTGGTCTAGCAGTAACCGATCATAGAAACGCTCAGCGTATTTGTAATATTGAAACTGATGGTATTCTAAACAACATTAATGATATTGCGAACGTGAAGTACCATGAGCTGGTAAAAGCTAGAAACAGATTGTTACACGCCGGGAAAAATGCTGTAATCTATGCGAACAGAACTATTAAATCTCAGTTTGACATCTTCGCACTTGATAAGGCAAATGGTTTTTACATGATGGAAAACATCACTGGTGAACCACTTTCAACTTTCCAGGGGATACCGATACGACTAGTTGAAGGTCTACTTTCAACAGAATCAGCAGTAACCTAATAGGAGGGAAGAAATGATTTATGATGCATTACTCGAATTAAGTGATTCTCAGGGTGCTATTACAGCCTCCGCAGCAACCACAAACTTACTCAATATGGGAGCTAGCACAGTAGTAGCTGGCAACGATGCAACACCGGCAGGATTTTTGGTAGTTGATATTGAAGTAACCGGAACTGGAACTGGTACAGTAGCTTTCGCAATCCAGGACTGTGACACAGTTGGTGGAACTTACGTGACAATTGCCACAAATGCAGCAGCAGTTTCTACTACTCTTGTAGCTGGTACTAAGATCGAAATTCCTCTACCAATGAAACACAGACAGTTTATCCGTGGTTATGTAACAGTAACCGGGACAGTTGGTGCCCTGATATTCTCAGCACACATCAACACTAATTAGATTTTACGGGTGGGGTAGCTCCCACCCATTGGAGAAAAAATGGCTGACGATAAGATTTACAGGTTCAAACCAGAAGAAAAAACATTCTATGATGAGAGGTTGTACAGAACAACCAATCAATACGGGGAAGTTGACTACCTGGATATAAGCGTCCCTATGGCTCCTAATCATCACTTCTCGCCAATCGGTGAAGTTGTGAAGTTTAAAGGCCATGAGAATGTAAAGCAGTCCGAAACACTGGAAGAAGTTCATACAAAACTTGAAGAGATTGAGCAGGCGCTATTTGCAGAAGACCCGGCTAAAGGGAAAGTTTTCTGGATGGATGCTTTTAAGATCATGGAAGAAAAGAAAGTGAACGATCCTTTGAAAGTTCTGGAAGCCTTAAAGGTTAAGGAAGAAAAGAGCACTTCCAAAAAATAAGAGGTAAATATGGCACTGTCAGAAACAGATGTAGGCAACCTTGCACTATCACATATAGGAGGGACCAATCTCTCAAATATAGATGATAGCTCCCCAAAAGCTGTATTAGTACGGCAATTCTTTGATCAATCCTTAAGGGAGACTTTACGTGAGTTTGATTGGGCTTGCGCTATAAGAAGACAAGAACTTGCACCTGTTGACGGTGGCCTCACCCAGTACACATACAGATACGCATTACCACTAGATCCATATTGCGAAAGAGTGCTGAGCGTATTTTCTCCAGAGACAGGAGAAGATCTACCGGATGATAAGTATGTTATTGAAGGTAGAGAAGTATTGACAGATACAACCCCGTTATCGGTTAGATATATGGCTAAATTATCTGATGTATCAGAGTATGATTCACTATTTATTAATACATGGGCATTCAGATTAGCTGCTTTCCTGGCCTTCCCGATCACAAAGAAGTCAAACTTAAGAGGGGAAATGCTCCAATTGTATCTATTATCACTCGGAAGCGCACAGGCAGTCTCAGGGGATGAGATGGAATCAAGAGATGTTCCACCTATTCCGTGGGGTGATATTACATGAGGAAGAATCTTATCACGGATTATTCCAGAGGAGAACTATCCCCATTACTTGAAGGCCGATTTGATCTTGAGTTCTATAAACAAGGTTATTCTTTCGGTGAAAACATAATCCCATTAACACCAGCAGGATTCTCGATAAGACCTGGAACCTATCATTATGGAGAAACCCTCGACTCTACTGATTATACAAGAATTATCCCAAAGATTCACAAGACAGGTGGTGGTCTTATAATTGAAATGGGCGATGGTTTTGCTAGAGTGTGGGAGGATGGCGTTCTAGTGAGAACAAATTCTAGCGAACATCAAAAGTATGAGTTTACGGTAGCAGGGACTATTCCTAGTGCAACGACACCAGTCGACGGGGAAATAACAAATTCCCCCGAATTGTTTAAATATGGGAGTTACATGGAGGACCTGATTGTAACTGCCGGGAACGGACAAGTCCAATTTGATTGGACAGAAAGACCAAACGCAACAGCAGAATATAATCTACAAGAATTCAGTATAAACATTAATGATACAAGGTATGATATCCCTATCGGTGTAGAAACCTTAACTGTCACCGGCTTAACAAATGGTGTCAATTATCCTTCCATAATAAGTTCAATAGCGAGGACAGACGAAGTACGTAAAATGTATACAGGGATTGCAGAAGAATACCTTGCAGACATGACATGGGCCCAAGATGACGGAGCTATTCAATTTGCATCACATTATTTTTTACCAGTAGGGTTAAACTTAGAGTCTGCTTTTAATCCTTCTGGAATTAGTGATTATTGGGGCTTTTCTGAAGTTTTATTTAATGCACAAACTTGGACGCAATATGAACAAGTTTACGCTCAAGAATATAGAGTCTGGTTAGGGATTTATTATGAGTGTATAAAAACGCTCGATGGTACAATATCAGAGAATGAACCATCCACAGAGCCGGGATATTGGTTAAATCGTGGAACAACAAGACCTGACGGCGTAAAGCCGTTCGGACTCACCTCTGGAGACTATCCACGAGTTGTGACTATCCATGAAGGGCGAAGAGTTTACGCAAACACAATCCTTAACCCCAATACAGTATGGGGTTCTTACGCTGGAGATCATGAAATATATGTATTGGGGCCAGGGGATGCACAGCCGTGGGAGCATGACCTATCAGGAAGTTCAGGATCATCAATACATTGGATGGTTTCTACTGATAATGGAATTACAGCAGGGACAACAACTGGAGAATGGAAAATACAAGGTGGCTCTTTAGGGATAACACCAGCAACTATTCAAATTAGAAGATTAACAGAGTTCGGTTCATCTTCTATAGGGGCTAGGTTGATGGGAAGCCAGATATATTTCTTTGGGAATTCAGGGGAAGACCTATATAGTTATTTTTTCCAGGAAAGAGCAGCAGCTTACCAGAGTATTAAAGTTTCAGAAGTCGCAGAGCACATACTTGCTGATGATTATTACACAGACTTCCAAGATGTGACTCAATACGGTGGGGGGGGTGTTAAGGAGTTTTCATATCAGAACGACCCGCAGAAAATATTCTGGATGATAAAGAATTCAGGGCAGCTTATTGGTATGAATATTTCTAATAATGGAGTTGCCTGGCATAAACATACTACAAAAGTAGGACAATTCCAGAGCGTTGCAACAATCCCCGGATCAGATTTCGATGAAGTGTGGTTTATTGTAAAAAGAGAAATCGATTCTGTAACTAAGTATTTTATAGAGAAAATGGGGGATCTTAATATCCATCAGGACGTTGACGATTATCATCTTGTAGATTGTGGAATCACAATACAGGCAGATCAAACTCCGGACCTGACTCATCTTGACGGTGAAGAAGTGGCAGTCTCTATCATGGGTAAACATACCGCAGTCAAAACAGTAGAATCAAATACAGTTGATATACTGGAAGATTATCCAGGAGCAGCCGTGAGTACATCATCATTGTATTATCTCAACGCAGCAACAGCACATATCGGATTATTTACAGAAGCCAGAATAAGAACAATGAGACAGGGGTTTCCAACAACAAGTATTTCTCCCGGTTCCGTTACACTCAGATTATATAAATCATTCGGTGGATCTATCGGGCAGGGAATTAAGCCAGAGTCATTACAACCTCTTGATTATCCAACAGTACCAGGTAATAACGACATTTCATCTCCTTATGAAACACTTGATATCGACAATGATGAGCAGTCATTAACCGCATATAAAAACCTATATTCAGGGGAGAGAAGTGTTGATTATATAGGAGATTGGGACCCGTCCGGGTATCTATGGATAGTTCAAGATGTCCCGGCGCCTTTCGTAGTACTAGGAATGTATACTGATATGGAGGATGGAGAGTGAGACAGATTAAAATCATTCCTATAGACATCGATGAAGTTATAGAAAATGTCGATGATCTTAATTCTATCTTTCAAAACTCAGCATGTTTTAAAGGAATGCATGAGGATATAGTAG